TTGCCATCTTCGCCAAAGCGCCAGATGCGTGTGGTAGAGTCTGTGAGATTGACTTTAATTTCTACAGCATTTTCTGATTCTATGTTTTTTGCGATGTCGGCGACACCCGTAAGATTACCAGAAAAGTTTGCTGCTGTTAGGGTATTAGTTGCCGAGTTAAAAGTTAAATCAACATCGCCTCGCAGTTCTTGAGCGGCACTCCTACTTTCAACGAAAGTTATAGAATAGTTGGTGTCAATGCCGTTGGTGTTTGTGATATCAACTGTGGCCGCATTATGATCGAATGCAGTGGTCTGCACGGTGCCGTCAGGGAACGCGAGATCACCATCCTCACCAAATCTCCATCTACGCAGAGTGGAATCTGTGAGATTGATGTCTATGTTGATAGCACTTTCGCTGCGGATATCGCCTGGTAAAGTTAGTGAACCATCAATGTTGAACAGCCAAGATTTCGTGTTGTGTTCCGAATCTGTAGACTGCAATGCTATGCCTCGATCATTGGCTCCTTGCAGCGTAAAATATGTGTCTAACTCTGGTTCTGGATTAAAAGTTTGTATTGTGCCAGCACTGTCTACGATTATAGTGGCAAATGTTGGTGAACCTGTGGTCGACAGTTCAGCATCTTGGTCAGTTCCGGCACCTGACTCTCCTTGTGGTCCTGCAGGTCCTGGATCTCCCTGTGGTCCTGGATCTCCTTGTGGTCCTGGCTCTCCTTGTGGACCTGCTTCACCTGTATAAGCAGTGGTTTGTGTTGTGCCATCTGGAAATATTACATTGCCTGTGCTGAGAAATTGCCAAATTTTTATTCCACCCTCAGTGCTGCTGGTGCGTATCTCAGCATTGACATTGATGGGTGCAGTGATTCTTCTGGTGGCCACTGTGTTAAATGTGACATTGTCGGAGGTATTTAAACTTTGATTGTAGTTGCCCAGTGTTATAAAACTTAAATTGCCTGTGCCATCAGTGCTCAACACTTGTCCTGCTGTGCCACCTGTGATAGTGATGTTGTTAATGTTGCCTAGATTGGTGTCAGCGGTCACTGTGAGATTTTGCGTAGTGACATTAGTGAATGTGCCAGTGGTGGTGGTGATGGACAGTGCAGTGATGCCGGACACTCCCACAATGTTGGAACCAGTCATCAATAGACTATCGCCTATGGGCAACTCTTTGATCTTGTTGCCGTTTGTGGTGTCTACTATGAGTGGTATTCTATCTGCCATAATTTATCCCCTATTAAAAACTTGTTAAAGCAATACGTTTCCAAATTGCTCCAGCTCCGTCATAATTCTTAAAACACACATAAAGATAAGATGTGTCCACAGCCAGCATGCCTTTGATATCACCTGTTTTTCCAGCACTGGTGGCTGGCACATCTTGCACGTACAATTCTGTAAAGTTTTCATTGATCTTGGTGAATGCTGTGCGTAACGGATCACCATTGCCCTTATTGGCTGATGTGCCTATGTTCACTGTTTGTTTGGCCATGTTATCTACCTATCGCAATCTCGATCACACCCACTTGATCTGAATCATAATTCTCCAGTGACTTGCCGATCACTGTGCCTGTTTTGATTTCGCCGTGAGCCGCACATGCAACGCCCGGAACGCTGCTGGATATCAGCATGTCACCTTTGAAAATTTTTCCTATAACCTTACATGGCACTCGACCCTGCAGAGCCACTGCCACCACTGCACAAGGTGCAGTCATTTGCAATTCTTCATTCATCAAAAATGCTGGCTTGGTGCTGACCACTCCGGCCAATTTGGCATTGGCTTCACCTATACTGATGGTCACTTCTCTATCACCACCAAACATCACCACTGTGCCTGCATCATACTGCACATCTGCAGTGTAATTCTCTGCCAAGTCAGCGTACAATGCTTTGGTGGCTGTGCCGTGGAATGTGGTGGCAAATATGGTGGCATATCTAGCTGAAGCGTTACCAATGGTGTAAACGTTGTCGGTATCCGGATACATGCCTGGGGTCACGCTGGTTGAATCATCAGCATCACCAGCAAATATGAATGGCACATCTCCTGCCAGCACAATACTGATCTTGCCTGCTCCTGCAAACGAACCACCACCAGTGCCAAATGCAATACCTGTGCCGCCTGCCTCTACCACATCGCTCTCAATAAATTTTGTGAACAAGTGAGGAGTGGCTATGCCCCTGCCTTCATTGGCACCCAGTGATTGCAGTGTGTCTGCAGTGGGTGAATTGGGCAATGTGCTGCCACCAAACTCAAATTTTCTTCCAGTGAACGCCAGTGTGGTGCCTGCCACAGTGCTGCCTTGTGCTGTGAGGAAGTCCACATTGCCTCTGGTGGTGAATATGCTGGTATTGGTACCAGTGTTGCTGTCGATCAATTTGAATCCATCCACTTTCAACTGAGCCACATCCACAATGCCTGTGGCATCTGACTTCACGATGCTGTTGACTTCACCTGTGGTGCTCACATTGGTGATGCCGTAGGTGCCGGAGCCGGTCTTGATCAATGCCTCTCCTGGATCTGCTGCTGCAAGAATGAGGGTAGTGAAGTCACCATCAGCCAATCCCAATCCATAATTGATCACATCTGCATAGCTGATGATGGTGGGAGAACCGGAACCTGCTGTGTTCTTACCAAAAGTTTGATACTGGTTGAGGTCTGGCAAATCTGCCAGATCCACTCCAGCTGTGGCCAATGTGACCCAACCGTTGGTCACTGTGAAATCTCCGCTGTCAAATGCAGCCAGTCCTAAATCTGCTTGACTGATTCCCACAGCATTGGCACGTGTGGTGGCAGCGTTCATGGCCAATTTGCTCTGCTGTATGGCTGCGGCTGCGTTCACATCTGCGTTGATGATGCTGCCGGCCACTATTTGCAAGTTTAAATCTGTCTGTGCTGTGGTTCTGGTGGCAGTGATTGAGATGTCTGTGCTGCCTGACATAACTCCATTGGCCAATTCATTCATGGGGTCATCTATCACTTGTGCAGAAACTCCGCCGCCTGTGCTGACAGAATCCAATGTGCTAAAATCAGGACCTGACACCAATGCGTATGTGATGCGTCTTGCATTCAAAGTGCCTGGCAATACCACCGATTCATAATCTACGATGGTGGCCACTGAACCAGTGCTGCTGCCAGTGATGGTGTTGCCCACAGCAAACAATCCGCCTGTTTCTGGTGCAGTGAATATTCTGCGTCTGCCATTGAACACCAATATTTGATTGGCTGCAAAACCTGCGATATCCACGTTTCTTAAATCTTCTATCTGATCGCTGTCATACAAAGTTGTGTCCACATAGGCCTTGTTGGCAGCATCCAGTGATGTGGTAGGAGCACCCAATGTGATCAGTTTGAATCCACCAGCGCTGATGTTGTTGGTGAATGATGTGGTGCCGTCTCTGGCAATGGCTCCTGGTCCAATAGGATTGCCCACCAAAGTGCCTGCTTGAGTGTAGTGCAATCTGCGATCCACATAGCCTCGCACAGCTGATTCTGTGGGCACTGTGTCGGAAGCATTGTCGGTCATGGCTGAATCTGTTGAAAATTCTGCTGCTATCACACCTCGTTTGAAGCCTAATCCATCCAAGTTGCTGAGCGCAATGGAAGCTGAGAATGTGACTGATCCAGTGCCTTGATCCACTGTGAAGAATCTACCCACTCTAAACACACCGTCTTGGTCAGTGCTCACATAGAACACTCTACCTTTGCCTCGTTCATCCACTTCATTTTCCTGAGCAGCCAGTATTGCTGGGTCTCCGAAGATGTTGTTGGGATAATTGCTGTTGTTGAATGATCCTGTGCCAATATCTAAGAAATCATGTCCGGTGGCTCTGCAGGTGGAAATTTTCACTGTGATGTCTGCATTGGCATTGGCCAACAGTCCGCAACGCAACACAATGTTTTCTGTGCCAGCGCCTCGCACCAAAGTTTCTTGAATACCTGTTACTGGTCCTGAGATATTAATATTGCTGATATCCACAATGCTCACAGTGGCATAAGTGCCTCGGTCTATATAACTGGTGACTCTGTGTGTTTTGCCTGCCCAACCAAAACTCATAGCACCTGTGTTCAATCTGGTGATGTCCAAAGCTTCTGTGATCTGCTCAATGGCCAACACCACGTCGCCTGCAGTGGCTCCCATGGTGGTGCCTGTGCCAGCGTAGGTGTTTAACACAGCTGATGCAGGTCTGATTTGTAATCTCACAAAGTCAAATGTGGTATCAAAAGAAGCAATCACGTTGTTGGCAGGCAACGCTGTGCCCACTGCATTGGTGACGTTGAATGCTGTGGTTCTATACACTATATCAGTGGTATCATCATAAAACACCAATGCTGTGCTGGGACGTGTGGGTGACACATTGGCCACTCCACTGAATTGATGTGCTTGACTGGCTCTGATGGTCACATTCTGTTGATTGGCCAACACTGCTTTGAGTCCTGTGGTGGAGGCGTTGTCAGTGCCTGCAGTGCTGAGATTTAATTTGTACACTGTGCCATCACGTGTGACTGAAGGACCTGTCACTGTGACTGGCGGTGTTAATGTTTCCACACTGGCTATTTCGTATCTTTGTATGCCTAGAGTCACAGATGAATCCAAAGGATCGTGATCTATTTCAATTTCGGATCTGTTGTGAGGTATGTATTCCAAATCGTACACATAAACGCTCAATGCCAGCAATGGGTGATCATAGGTGGCTCCATCATCATACACCTTGGCCACCTGTGCCATATTGCGTACTAGATCCACATCATCTGGCACTTCCAAAGGATCTGAACCTTGAGCCACCAAACCATACACACCGTTGGCATTGCTGCCGTTGAGTGATCTGATCTGTCCACCATTCAGCGCCATGTAGGCAGCATGACAGTAGTAAGTGAATGTGCTGACCTGTTCAGACAATGCACCATTGGTAACCAAAAGACCATAACCCAAATCGTTCACCTGTGTGAAGTCATTGGCCAACATGGATCTATTGCCTGCTGTCTGCAGTATGGTGGTGTAAGGTATGGGCGAAGTGATCACAAAACCCAATCCCGCATTGCTGCTGGCATTCAATAATAAAGTTGCTGTGCCTGCTGGTCCGTCATAATTTTTGATCGCATCCACTTGATATCTGGTTCCATCAATGTAGAACGCAGTGGGAGTGAGTGGTTTTCTTATGAATAATCCTTGACCAGCGTTGCTGTCCACATCCAATACGAATGGGTTCACCACATTGGTGATATTGATGGGTATGTTACCGCATGAACCATCCACAAACATACCACCTCGGAATGCCTGAGTGTTGATGCTGGCAGAGAAGCTGGAACCTGTTTGAATATAAGGTGATTTGTTAAGTACCTGTGAAGCCGGATCCAACACACACATGAATCCACCCTGACCCTGCGAACTGATATTTCTCAAAATAGTAGCTTCTCCCATGAGGAACATATCCATGTTTCTGTTGTGTTTGGGCGGATTGTATGAGCCATTGAATGCATACACCACACGAGCCATCTGTGCAGTGACAATGTTTTTAATGGTTGCAGAAGCAGATGCAATCACTGAGGCATTGATATAGGTAGCAATATAGCTGATGCCTGCTTGCTCTTGGGCAATCAGTCCTGAGTTGTAGAAGTTGCCTTGCACTTCCAATATTTTTTCATTGCCACCAGTTTTTAAATCTGAGAATATGGCATCCACAATGGTACCAGTCTCTCTGCGATTTCTTGCTTCGTTGGCAGCGTTCAACGAGCTGGGACTCAGTAATGAATTCACATAATTCACCACAGCAGTCTGTATAGCAGGTTTGGCATTTAATATGGTCAAGGCCTGAGTGTCATAGCCACCCACGTTCGTATAATTAACTCCTGTGTTGACCACTGCAGTGGGATCGGCTAGATAGTGACGTCCAAAGTTGGTGGTGGTCACTGTGAGACCATCTATCACTAGATCTCTGTAGAAATATGTGTTGGCAAACTGAGATTGTGAAATTCTATTCTTGGGTCGAATGATTACTCGTCTAAATTCATCACCTTTGATGCTGACTCCATCTGGCACTCTGATGGGAAAATCTTCCAGATAGGTACCACTCTCTACTCTTATGGTGATGTTGTTGCGTTTGAATTGTGAAGCAAATTCCAAACCTTCACCTACCAAAAACTCCAATGGTTCAATCAATATCACTTCCAATGTGTCCACTGCACCACCTGCTGTGACAGAAACAATTCTGCCTATGGCACCAGTGGTCTTGCCTCGGATCAATTTGCCTGGAATCAAATCTTGATTGTTGGGATCGTTCTGATCCACATTGCCAAATCCACCGTTGTCAATGGTCAGTGTGTAAGTGCTGCCTTCCACTTCTGGTGGAGCACTGAGGATGCCGTTTTGAATTATGTTGGTTATGATGTCAAATTTTGCGTCCACTGATGATCTGCCTGTGTTGTTCACAGTGCTGGGTGCGTCAAAGGTCTGAGTGAATCCCGCATTATAGATTGGTGTCACAGCAAGATTTTGCAGCACAGTGTTGGTGATGGATTTGGCATAGTTGATGCCTGCCAATGTTTCAGTCAGCTGCTGATTGATGGCCTTGGCGCCGCTGGCGTTGCTGTAATATCTGATACCTGCCTGAATACTTCTCACATTGGAATTGAGATCTGCCAACACATCGATCACAATACCATCTAAAATATATCCTAAATCTCTTTCACAGATCAATTCATCGTAGGTAAAGTTGGGATAGGTAGCATTCACAAAGCCTATCATCTGTTTGATAATAAATGTTCTGTTGGCATCTATCAACAATTTCACATTGTTGTAACCGCTGCCGCTGGTGACACCTTCTGTGACCACCACTGAATCACTGGCTCCATCATCATAAGTGATGGTTTGAGTGTAAGGCCCCAACTCCACCGGAGTGGCCAGCATGATTTCTTCAGCTTTGACACAGGCAGCATTGATAGTTTTGTATGCATAACTGAATGATGTGCCCACCTTGTCTGGTGGCACGCCTTCCATCCTGTCATCACCTTTGATGCTCACAAATAAGTTGGTGGCTGAAGAATAACTGGTGTTGTCCACATAAAATTTGGTAGCAGCCTGAAGATCATCCGCGCCATTGGGAGCACCTAATCCTGCCAAGTCTCCTGGATGGTCATCAAGATAAAGAGCACCAGTCATGGTGTCTCCTTGACGTCTCACAATGGATTCTCTTGGCATGGCTTCATCGCTGAGGAAGAATCCTGCCAGTGTATCATCATAAGCAGCATCAGTGAATGTCTGTACACCTGTGCCACCTGCCACAGTGATTTTTACTCTGGTAACGTCATCATTGTTGGTGGCTTCAGCAAAACTGGAATGAAAGCTCAATTGATTGGCATTCACATATCTAATGTAGTATGCACTGCCATTCACCAATCCTGAAGCTGCTGCGCCAGTGGTGTTGTAGATCACTTCTAAACCATTCACACTGGTATCATAACCATGTGCAGTGACCACTGCGTTGCCTGCTGTGTAGCTGGAGATAGTCTTGGTATAGGCTGCGGCATCCACAGGTTCACTTCTCACTCTGATCTGACCTGCTGTGCCTGCTGCGCCACCACCCAGTTTGATATACCTTTGATCTGCATAACCTTTGGTTATGACCAAATCATCTATGGTGATGGCTGTGCCGTGAGTGTTGTTGAAATCTATTGCGGCTTGTGAGCTGACCACTGCACTACCAACAGGGAATCCATTGGCATTCAAAGGTCCTCCCAGTGTGGGTGAAAGATCATCCACCAACTCACTGCCTGTGTTGGTGATGGTAATATCACCTGGTGTGGCATAACTGATTGAGATTCCTGTGCCGCCAGTGAGCTCACGCATTTCCAATTCTGTGCCTGTGGTGTTGCTGACGGGAATATTTCTTATGCCCAACACGTCAGGAGTGTCACTGAGTGATGTGAATGCTATCTGACCACCTGCACCAAACACTGCATACAGTTCCGTGAAGTTTTCATTAGCTTTCCTAAACGCATCGCGGATACTATCGCCTGTGCCGTCATTGCCCTCTACTCCGATATTGATATTTTGAAATGCCATGTGTTATGCTGTCTCCTTTTCAAAACTGATGCTCTCACCGCAGCCACATGCACTCTTGGCATTGGGATTTTTAATTTGAAATTGTGAACCAAACACTTCATGCACATAGTCCAACTCAGTGCCCAAGATATACATCACACTGGCAGCATCTATGGTGAACTTGGCTCCATCACCAAAATTCAGCAACTCATCTGAGGGTGCAATTTCTGACTCGTCAGCAAATCCCCAATCATATGAATAGCCTGCACAGCCACCACCCTTGATGCTGAGTCTCACGGCATATCTGTCGTTGGTGTGGCACAACTCGCGAATCTTATGAATAGCTTTTTCAGTAACAGTGATTACAGCCATGTGTTTCCGTTCTGTTTCAATTATTTATTAAAAAAACACAAATCCTAATGTAAATACAACTGCATGTTCATAGAAAAAATTACAAAAAAACGTCTTACTGAACGCATCAGTAAACTGGGCACAAAACACACCTGTGTGCGGCACAAAACCTACTATAGGTTTCAGTGCGACAGCTGCCACACCCAGTTCGAACGCGAGAAAGGCAGCATAGCTGTCAAACGCATCAGCAATGATTACAAGCATGTGTGTGGTGCATGTGATCCCAAGCGTTTTGCCCAGAAACAAGGTGTGCGCCAGCGCAAAATACTGGACATGAATGTCAGCAGTGACACTCCTATAGATAAACTGTGATTATTTGGTGTTCAAACGGTCGTTGATCACTGACCAATTGATTATTTTTAAAATATTTGTGATGTATCTTTTTTTAGCATCTTTGGCAGGCACATAATCCATAAAACTATGCTCCCACATATCTATGGGCATCAATATGTCTGTGCGATAGGTTTGATTGGGAGTGGTTTTGATTTCTCCGGATCGAGCCAAGTACACCCATCCTGATCCTTGCAGTTTCATTGTGGTCAACAGTAATGTTTCTTTGAAACTATCATAATCTTTGTGATGAGTGTTTATGAATTCTTTTATTGTGCCCTGTGGCAGATTGCTGCCTCGAGGCGCTTGCAATTGAGCCCAAAATAAATTGTGCAATTTAGCACCACCATAATTGAAATCTGCATCACCTTCACCTGCGTTGTATCTGTTCACATATCCTCGACTCAGCACACCATAGTGATATTCCACATTGGCTCGGCTTAGAACAGGATCCAAATCACCCATGCCATAAGGCAATGTTTCTAACACTAATGTTTTTTCACGTGATTGTTTGGCTTCAAATAGTTGAATCCATTGTTTCATGTCCTGCATGTCAGTATTTATTACAAATGTGAGCTTAAAATAATATTAGGTGGTATTTTCGTTTGAGTTTTCAGATTCTTCTGATTCTATCTTTTTGGGTGCCTGTGTGGGTAACCCTGCTCGATCAAACCATCTGCCATCTGCAGTTTCATACACATAGGATCTAAAGGCTTCACCTTGATTGTTCAGCATTTTGATGAATCGCTGAGTGATTTTTCCTTGATAATAGCTGTTGTCCTGGTTGATTAGATACACTGATCCGTGGAAGTCGCTGTAAATTCTGTCTCCACCAAGGTTGCTGACCAACACGCCCTCAATCTTTTGCTGGCAAGGTTCTTTCTCAGTGATCTCTTTTAATTTTTGCAGCAGTTGTTTGGTCTTCTCACTCATGTTAATTCTTTATTAAGTTCAATTCAACTGCTTGTTTCCAAAGTTGTTCAGCTGCCAAGTTCTTGGATTTAGCCTCCACTTGTATGTCAAATGCATCTAAAAATGACAAGGCCCATTCATTCTGTGCTGCATTGGGCAACATATCACTGTGAGATCTCAGTTTAACTTTTTTGCAGCCCAGTGTGATCATGTCTTTTATGGGCAATATGTTTTTGTGCATCATGTGCTGAGTGTCAGCATCAAATGCAGGCTGCAGTGCTTCATCACGGAAATAGGAATAATGCATGGTGGGTCTAACTCCACGCCATGAATCTACCACCCTTTTGACTCTATCATCGTTGTAGTTAATATATTCTTCATCGCGAATCAAATGGTGATGTATGTCCAACACCAATGCCACGTGTTTTTCCAATTGCAGTGTGGCGTCCAATCCCCAACCCATCTCATCGTTTTCTATGGTGATAAGATTGCGTGCTTCGGGACTCAATCTAGGCAATGCCTTTATGATGCCTTCTGGCCCTTGCCGGCCGGATATGTGTACATTGATTTTGCAACCGTCTTGAAACTGTTTGCCGAACCCCATCATCTTCGCCATACGCACATGGTATTCAAATTCGTCTATGCTGCGATCCACTATGTCAGGGTTTTCTGAAGCCAGCACTGTGTATTGTCCTGGATGAAATGATATCTTTACATCATGTTGGCGAGCCAAATCACCTGCTTCAGCAAAATGTTTTTCGCAATACTTTATAATTTCTGGTTTGTCCCAATAGTATCTCCAAGTGTTTTCAGTGGCACAAGGCAATATGCCTGAACTGATTCTACACATGCGTCTGCTGTGTGGCAGTTCACTCACTTTTAATATTAAATTTTTAATGGCTTCTATGTTGTGTTTGAATACAAAGTCCAATTTTTCTTCGGCTTGTGCTTGGTGTTCGTTCAGCCAACGCACAGTGGTTGCTCTGGTGTTGCGTGGGCGTTCAATTTCTTCCAGTTGTTTTTTGCTGAGTGTGCGATCTGGATGAAAATAATCACAACAAAAACCTATTCTTTTGATCATACTGTAGTATATGCTATATTTTGACTGCAGTCAATGTGTATTCAGTCGCTATTTCCAATGTGTTTGACACCAAGGGTCCACACATTCTCTTGGATTGGGATCACCGTGAAACACAGCCACAGCAGTGTCTGCTTTGATCTTGGGCTCACCTGGAGCAGTGAAATTTTTCTGTCCTGATTTCTGTCTCACCAGTTTGGGATTACCACGCATTTCCCATTTGTAACTCTGTATCCATTCATCTGGCCAAAACTGATAGTGTTTTTTCACCTGATCATACAACCAGTCTTGGTCTCCGTGAAATCTCTTGCTGGTGGTGTGTGGATCTTTTACGAAATTGTTGTAAAGTTGCGGATGTTGTCCTGTGACCCATCGTACCACACTGCTGTTCATTTTCTTCCATTCAGGTTGGAAACATCTATTGAAATCACGGCACACGCAGAACTCTCCTGGTTTGTATTCAAACAGTTTGTCTATGTTTTTGAAAATAATTATATCTAGATCCATGAACAGTATGGTACCTTGAATTTGTAGATTAGGATTGAATAACAAGGGTTTGAACCACCACCCTTTGAGTGGTATAGTGGGCAAGGGTAATACGGTGATGCCTGTGTCTATGCCTCGGGGATCTTCGGTGAAACACACAAATTCGTGCGGTGTGGTAAAATTGCGCTGAGTCATTTTTCGCAACACATTCACATATTCAGCATCATACTTGGTGCCGTGTTTGAGGCACACCACATATCGTTGGGACATATTCTAGGATATTTATTTAGACTTCGTATACAGCAGAATTTCCAGCGTGTTCGAACACTTCCACAGATTTCAATCGCACTCCCTGCCCCACAGGATATCTGCACTCAAATCCTTTGCCGTTGGGCAGTTTGTATGTTTTGCCTGCTTTGAAAGTGTTCAAAATTTTGTTCATTTCATTGTACACCAGTTCACTGAATTTTTCACAGCCCACTGCTTCCACAATTCTTAAGTCACACACTCCTCCTTCACTGTGGGTGCCCAACTCTGCTAATTTTTTAAACTTGTCTAGGTGTGGATCATCTTGTGCAATCAATAATGTGTGATCAAACATGTATTCACTCCATTCTTTGAATGCTTTGAGTCCACCAAAGTCCATAACCCAGTTGCGATCATCCAATGTTTCTGATTCAAAGATTAGTTTGATACCAATGGAATAACCATGCAACAGTGAACAGTGTGAGTGAGTGCTCTTCCATTGTCTAAAAGCACAGCTCAAACCTCTGTCGTTGCCGTAAGTTTTTGTACTGTAATATTTTACCATATTTTCTCCTTCAATATGGTAGAAGAATTTTTATAGAGGGATTATACCAAGTCCTCTGTGTGTGTGCAATCCACATATATCGCAAACATCTTGTATTATTACATTATTGCCTCAGTGTTGTCAAGCTCTTATGTGCCAAATTGGCATGATTCCAAACTGTGGGTTTGATAAAGTTGTCCGGCACATATATTTGGAATTGCATTTTGGCATTGATCTCAAATATTTTGTTCAATTGATGTATCCAGTATCTAGGATCCACCGCACGATCTGTGCTGCGATTGTAACCATGAGAGTCTTTGTACACATTGTTGATGTGTTCTCCCTGGCCATACAAATCAAATCCCAAAAGATTGATTGTGGCATTTGCAGTGTTCAATTGAGTGGCCAGCAGCACAGCATAAGGACCACTGCCCCAATGCATGGGCTGATCCTGTCTCAACTCACTGTGATAAGGCAGTGTGGGCAGAGATTTCAATAATGGATGCATGTGGATATATTCTGGTCTGGTGTACACCACAGTTTTTTGCAGATCTATTTCACTGATAGCTTCCAACACCATTTTGCGATCACAACAGATTAGATGATTCATCGGCCAATCACGTAGTATGGCATTGCAGCCTATTTTTATTTGATCGATCCTGTCAAGATTGATATTTTTTCTGCTTTCACCATTGCCTATCACAAACATGTGAATATTTATTAAATACACAGTTATGTCTGCACAATCACACATCAAACTTTGGATACAGCATCTCAGCAAAACACAGAATAATTTGGGTGGCTTGGCAGTGTGTCCTTATGCTGCCAGTGCCCGATACAAAATATTAAATCGGGTAAAAAAGCCCATAAAGTTTGAACGGGATCAGCATCTGTTGGACACAGTGGATGTGCTGTTGTATCTTAAAGAATTTCGCATGAAAAAATCTCAGATGTATGCGTTGTGCGATCAGTTAAATCTTGCTCACAAAGAATATGTGTTTTTGGCAGATCATTGGGACGCGGAAACCAACATCAAAGATGTGCGCACCAACAATGGACTGTACAATTTAATACTGTGTCAGAAGAGATCCAAATTGGAAAATGCAAGAAAGTTTTTGCGATCTAAAGATTATTACAGTTATTGGAGTAAGCAGTATCTAAAAGATGTAATGAGCACCTAGATTAGTTTGATATGGTGCCGAATGATTTCCACTGTCCTGGATTGCCTGTGGCCACACACACCCAACCAATAGCCGCTCCTGCTGATGGAGCACTGTTCCAAATGATGTCTCCCACTGTGTAGGCTCCTGCAACAGGTATACCACTGCCCACTTCGAATTTTTTGTTTTGAAACTTCACTGCTCCAGCAGTGCTCAAACTTAAATCTGATTCCACACTGGTCACGCCTATGCCCACTCTGCCATACAAGTTGATCTTAGTTTCAGTGTTGCCTTTCAATCCCAATGTGATATGGCCATTGGCAGTGATGGTGATTCTGTCTGTGCTGTCAGTCTTGATGTTCAATCCGCTGTTGGTATGAGTGCCTATGTCTGCGGCAGCCACTCCTGGTTGCACAATAAATTCCACTGTGTTGCTGGCCACGCTCAATGTGGCATTGGGAGTTTCTGTGCCTATGCCCAATCTATTCATGCCGGAATCAAATATTATGAATTGACTCACATTCAAGTTGCCAGACACCACCAAGTTGTTCAATGTGCCCACTTGACGCAGATTAGATTTGGTCACTGTGCGACCCAATTCATTCACGGTCAACACTGGTGTGTTGTCTATCATGTAAGATTGTTCTGGTTTTAAATCTATACTGACATTACTCCACAATCTGTCTGGATTACCTTGCAAATTGAAATATTTGGTTTGACCCACTCCAGTCCATTGTAATCCTTTGCCATAGATACCGTTGTCTGCTGTGCCGAAGAATTCAATGGGTTTTTCTTGAATATGTTTGTTGTTGATGGCATCTGCTGCAGATTGTGCCAACTGTTTTAAACCAGTGGTGAATTCATCTGCTCCTTTATTAACTGATGCTATATTGCGTTCAATGGATTTTGACATACTAGTATTTATATCTAAACTTTTAATAATATGGTGTCCACATTAATGCGTCCTGTGAGTGCTGTTTCCATGCTCTTAATTTCACTGAAAAAAGTCTTGGATTTAACAGGTCCACAATTCATAAATTCAGACAGTTGTTCTTCAGGCTTTCTCAGTGTTTTTTGAACACTTTTTTCTGGGTCAAATCTTTGCATACTGGTGCCTTTCACACTCAATCCTGTGCCTTCCCTGTTAAGACCCCTAGGATCCAACACACTGGTCACATACATGCCTAATTTCCTAGTTTTTGCGTTGAACACCCATAGTTGTTCGGATGTGATGATTTCTTTGGGATCAATGCTGGTTAAATTGTATTTGGTGTCTTGTTTGCAATATTGCAGTTTTGCCACCAACTTGTCTTTGCTGACAGGTTTCTTTTTGCGTGCTTTGCGATTGGCATTGGCCATGTCTATCATATAATCACAGGCTTTGAATATGTTGTCGTGAGCTTTGATGCCTTTTTCTATCACTTCATTGCTGATGTCTTCGTATGATTCCAGCAGTTGTCTTTCTTCAGAATCACCCTCTCCTTCTTCGTCAATTTCAGCAAATTTTAAATTTTTCTTTCTCAGTTCCAACAGATCTTTGTATTCTTTGTACTGTGTTTCATAAATTTCCATTATTTTGCGAGCATGCACTCCACCCACTTTTTCTTTTTTGAAATGATCTATCAATTGAAATGTTTCAGGATTGAATCTGTCAGGCATGGTGATTAATCGTTCCAACCAGTCTTCAATTGGCACAACTATTTCGCGCACTCTCTCTGCGATTCTTTCTTGTATGCTGGGTCTATATTTTTCTACTGTATCACTCATGCTATAACAGCTATATAGCCATTTGAGCACAAAATCAACCTATTTAGATGTGTGGTCTTGATCTTGAAGATTTTTTTCTTTGTGTTTGAGTATGTCTTCCCACAGTTGGATTGTGGCAGCATTTAATTTTTTACACTCTTCCAGTATGATAAGAATTCGTTTGGAATACCATCTTTCACACAGATACCAACCCAACACTGCACCCAACATCAGCAACAGTATGATGCCCATCAACAGTGTGATGTCTTGGTTCATTTTTTTTCCTGTAATATTTGGCGTGGTGTTTTGCTGCCTGGTTCCAGTTTGGTCACTCTGCAACTGAATAATTTTTTAGGACCTTTGTTGGTGTGTATGATGGGCTGACCATAATCATCCACTGTGATGTCTTTGATCTGTGTGGTCACGTTTCTAAAACGGCCCACTGCCACATAATCACCCACAGCAATGTCCACAGTGTACTTTTTCATTCGTGTTCTCCGCCCTGACCTCTGCCATTGTAGCCGTCAACACGTTGATCCAGTTTTTTTCTTGTGAAGATTATACCACCTATCACTAGAGCATGGGCGATCACACTGGTGATCACATTGATTCCAAATGCGATGAAGTTTGCTGTCATAAGTGCAAAGATGAAAGCCCACATCATAGCTAAAATCATTAATATTTGAAACCTTGTGATCTTTGGTAATGTGTTGTTGAATGCTTTATCTTCGTCAAACAGTTCAGGCAGCATATATTTTATTATTTTGTACATATTTTACTCTTATTTAAAAAATCGTTTGAATTTATCTATGCTGTTTTGCAGTGGAGCATAGACTTTTTCTATAAATTCAATGTGTTTAGTCAGTCTAGCATCCAAGGCATCCAATTTTTGATTGATCTGATGCATTTCTTTGAGAAACAGTTTTTTGTTGTCAGCCATTGCTTTTTTGATTATTTCCAAATCGCTCACAGTTTTTCTCCTTTGGCAAAACCTCTAAACTTCATAAATCTTGGAAAACGCAATGAATATTCATTCACAGCATCTTGATTCTGTGTGATGGCATCTGCCCTCACTTCGATCACTTGACCTATCAGTGAATCCTTGTCTTTCCAAAAAGTTTCACGATCCTCGTCGGTCAATCCTGAACCCACATTGGATTTGATCAGTTTGTTGTCATCCATGCCTTCCACAATGAATGCTCCCAGTTTGCCCACATTCTTGCCTGTGCCTTCTTCCACAGACTTCACAGTCAAACTCACTTCAATAAACGGTTTCAGTTTCAACCAAGCATGACTTCTTTTGCATTCATATGGAGCATCCATGTCTTTGATCATGATGCCTTCATATCCACCTTCTACTGCCCTCTTATTAACCTCTGTGTAGGTCTTTTGACCTTTTGCAGTGTCTAGGTCCACAATCTCATGCGCCAGCACTGTGACGGCGTTTAAATTGGTTTTGTGCTGGTCATACCAAGCCTTGACCATGGCAGTTCTGTCCGACTGCTTCTTATCCCAATGGCCTTCCATAAAATTAGACAATGGTAAAAAATCAAACAAGTGCAACACAGCATCCAAAGCACCTGCGGATTCTTTACGATGCACCTGCTTCATTAGATCTTGGAAGTTTTCACTCATCACTTCACCATCCAACACCACAGGATAAGGTGGTGGTGATTTTTTAACCACTTGTGATATCTGTTCTGCAATGTGTCCAAAGTTGGTAAATTCTTTGCCATTGCGACTGAACATGTCCACTTTGCCATCTGGATACACAATGGTGATCACTCTCACACCATCCAATTTGACTTCCAACATTTTTTTGCCTACCAGTTTCTTTTCATGATTGGCGCTGTCATGTGCCAATTGACAAGTGAACACTGGCACTTCGTATTGCTTAAATTTATTTTTGGTAGCCACACTGTTCACAGTTTTTTCACTCACGCCACATCTTAGGTCTTTGATCAGTATTCTTCTGTAAAAACCATTCCATTGTTCTGCTGTGGCTGAACTCATCACAAGGTTGATGGCATCACGAGCCGCATGCCCAGTGAGTTCTCTACGATGCAGTTGCTCTGCCAACTGTTTGAATATCTTCCATTCACATCCTTGGGCTTGAATCACTGTGTCCTTCTCTGGCACTTGCTTCACTCCAAATGTGTACAGTTTGTCCAAACACATACGCACACCTTCAAAGAACTCATCCAATCCTTCCTGCATAGCTGACAACAGAATGGCTTCTTTGGCCAATCTACTGTTGTCTGCTTCCAGTTTAGCAATCACTTCTTGTGGTTGTGTTCTCATGGATACTATCTAGGTTTCAGTATGGTATGCACAGCAGTTTCTTGCCAACTGTTGGGAAATGCTTTCGCCAAATCTGCCACCTTCAGCACAGTTCTAAGACTGATCTCTCTCAGTCTGCGTTGATGCTCCACCACAAACTCCACTATTTGGTTTTCAGTTTCTGGTGTCAATTCATATTCTTTCAACATGCCATCAGTGACAATCTGTCTAATTCTCAATATCTTTTCTCTGATAGTGTCTATGGTGAGATCAATGTAATGACTTCTGGACTCCAATGCTTCCAAATGATCTCTTAATTTTTTGCTCTTAACATTGTCAAATTTAATGTTAGTAATGAATACGGCAGAACCTTTGAATTCAAAACTGCTGGGCACACCTTCTTCTCTCAGTCTGTATGCTTCTGTGTTCCAACAAATTCTTCTGGTTCTTTTGGAATCCAATGCTGCCTTCAATATGTTCAATGATAGATCTTCTAATAGGATACTGTCGCAGTCATCAAACACCAGCACATTGTCTTTCTCTATGAAATGATACAGTTTGCAATACAAGCCCAATGCACTCATAGCCCCTTTGACCACTTCATACTTAGGTTTGCTGTCGCCCAATGTGGCCAGTATATCATGTTTTTGTAGCACTGCTTCTACTCCAAACGATTTACCCACTCCTGGAGGTCCTGACACAATCATTGCTCTCACATCACCTCTTTTGCAAGCCTTGGTCATTTCAGTTAATATGTCGAATCTTTTTCTCAGTCTATCTACCACTTGTGTGTCTGACTCTTCTTTGGGAGCCTCTGGTGCCTTGTCTCTCAATTGAGATTCGGAATCCACTGATACTCTGATCTCTCTGTCTGTGGCTCCTGGAAATTCTTTGATATCTTCCACTTTGACTGTGACAAAGCCACCTTCTTTGTGTGGATATGGATGATATGGTTTGACCATTTCGAATACCTGATTTTCAATTTTTTTATTTCTGTAACTGCCTTCCAATACGTAGATTTGCCTTTTCATATGTTTTGCCTATAGTTTGTTTGCCTAATACATATATAATAACTTCTTTGTAGCAAAAAGTCAAAATATATTACACCTTAAATCCATCTAAAAGGTCATAAGAATCAATGACTTATTGAGGATCTTCACAAATGAAAAAGGGCGGCTGCTAGAGCCACCCTTTTTAAACTAACAGAAGTAGAAATTAGTCTACTTGTATTAAGCCTTTTGCAATTGCCTGATATCCAGCACCAATCACTTTTCTTGGGGCTTTACCAGTTCTGTAAACTTTTGCGCCAGTTCTCTTATTTGTGTTTAAGAACACTGGGAAGCCTTTGAATCTTAGGCTTTGAATCACAGCGCCTGGATTAGCGGCACCAAATCTATTTTTGATGGCTGCTGCTGTAAGAGCTTGACCTGCTTCTAAAGCGGCTTCTACTCTGTCTTGTATACTAGTTGATCGTCTCATTGAGATGACTCCTTCTTTTGTTCTAGTTGTTGCATTATCAGAAGCGAAGCTTCTAAATAATCTTGTTAATATATTACTAGATTTTTTGGTTCTAGTCAATAGTTTTTTCATAGTTGGTCCTCCGTTTTTTAGTCTTTTTTGGATAGAATTTTATCTATCAATCCATACTCAAGGGATTCTTCCGCATTCATAAATTTGTCTCGCTCCATGTCAGCACTCAATTGCTCAAAGGTTTTGCCTTTGGAATTGTGGTTCACATAGATTTGAGTGAGTTCCTTTTTGAGTTTGAGGATCTCTTGAGCATGAATTTGTATGTCTGTGGCCTGTCCTTGAGTGCCACCTGATGGTTGGTGTATCATGTGACGAGCGTGTTTCAGCATGTATCTGTGTCCTGCTGCGCCTGCCTGTGACAATAGACTGCCCATAGAGCAGGCCTGTCCAATCACATAGGTGTACACAGGTGATTTAATATATTGCATGGTGTCGTAGATGCCCAATCCTGCTGTGACCAATCCTCCTGGAGAATTGATGTAGAAGTGTATGGGTTTGACTGTTTCACTTTCCAAAAATAAAAGTTGACTGACCACTAGACTGGCACTGACCGGAGTGACTTCTGTGTCCAACATCACCAATCTATCTTTGAGCAGTCGACTGTAAATATCATAAGAACGTTCGCCCCTGGCTTCTTGTTCTATAACTATGGGTACCAATGCTGGCATACTATTTGGGTCCTTTCGCTGTGAATTCTAATTTGGCCATGTTGCCCACATATTGATCATGTTTGGCATCATATCTCATGGTGAGCCTAATGGATCTCTCCACAGCCACATTTAAAAATTGTTTGGGTTTGAATTCCAACACTTCTGCCATCACTGTTTTGTCTGTGTCTGAGCAGTACACTGGAATTTTATCTGTGTAACTTGTTTGATTCATATGTGTATTATACACTCTTAATCTTCATTTGTAAAGTTTAATTTT